CCGCCGGCGGTTCCAAGGCGGACCCCGCCGCCAGCGAGGTGGGGCTCTTCGCCAACCTCTGCATGGTCCCGCCCGAGGCGATCCGCGGCCTGACGCTGCATGACTACGGGAGGTTGCAGCGCGCCTTCGCGGATTTTCTGCGCGACTGACCCCTGAGGTAGCGCGGGGCGCGGCGCTCGCGCTCGCCTCGCATACCGGCTGGGGGGCGGCAGAGATCGGCGCGATGCCGGTGAGCCGGTTCCTGTTCTGGATCGAGGGGCTGCCGAGGAAGAAGAATGGCTAAACAGTCGCTCAACGCCCTGATCACCATCGGCGCCGCCCTCGAGGCGTCGGTGAAGAAATCCACCGGCTTCCTGCGCAAGGAACTGGGCAGCGTCGGCGCGGAGATCGCAAAGATCCAGCGCGAGCAGCGCGGCCTCGACAAGCAGCGCACCGTGCTCGAGAAGCAGGGACGCGCCGTCGATCACCTCGACCGCGAATACCAGGGCCTCGGCCGCACCATCGAGCAGCTCGAGAAGAAGCAGCGCCAGCTGAACCGCGTCAGCGAGGGCATGGACCGCGTCGGCCGCACCACCAGCAGCGCCTTCCGGACCATCGGCTGGCAGGCAGGGCTGGCGGCAGCGGCGGTAGGTTCGCTCTACGGCACGCTGACCGCGTTCGGCATGAAGGCTGCGGCTGGCATCGAGGAGATCAACCGCTCGGCGCGGATGGTGGGTGTGACGCCGGAGTTCTTCTCCCAGCTGGCCTATGCTGCAGGGCAGTATGGCGTTTCGACTGAGGCGCTTGCAGATGGCCTCAAGGAGCTGTCGCTGCGGTCAGACGAATTTGCGCAGACGGGAAAGGGGCCGGCGGCGGATGCCTTCAAGCGCATCGGCCTGTCCAGGGGTGACGTGGCCGCCCTGTCGAAGGACACGGCAGCGCTCTGGTCCGTGGTGCGGGACCGCATCTCCGAGGTGGACGATGTGGCGGCCCGGCAGCGGATCACCGACGAGCTGATGGGTGGCACCGCGGCCGAACAGCTGATGGACTTTCTGACCCTGACGCGGGAGCAGTACAAGGCGCTGGGTGAGGAGGCCGTCAAGGTGGCCACCGTCACCCAAGACATGGCCGACTCGGCCCGCAAGTTCACGCAGGCTCAGCGGCGTCTGAGCGCCGTCCTGACCGTCAGTTACCGTCGGCTGGCAGTGGAGCTTCTTCCGAAGATCAGCGAGCAGTTCGACAAGCTTTCGAACTGGCTGATCGAACATCAACCCGAGATTCAAGAGTACGGAAAGAAGATCGGTGACGCGTTCCAGGCCGTGGTGCCGATCGTACAAAACATCGTCGGCGGCCTCGCCACGGTGGCGCTCAAAGTCGGTGAGGTGGTGACCAAGGCGGCCGAGATGCTGGGCGGCTGGGAAAACCTCGGCATTGCCGTCGGCACCCTGTTCGTCACGCCCTCCATCCTCGCCCTCGCCAAGCTGGGCTCAGCGCTCGTTAGCCTCGGGGCTACCCTTCTTCTCGGCCTTGGGCCTATCGGAGTGGTCGCAGCGGCCGTCATCGGCGCCGCAGCGTTGATCTGGTACAAGTGGGACGATCTGAAGAAGAACTTCGCCGAGTTTTGGACCAGCATCCAAGATGGCGCGAAGGCGGCGTTCGACATGATCGCGACCAAGGCGCAGCAGCTCGCCGACAAGATCGTCGCGATGCTCCAGCCGGTCAAGGATGCCTTCAACTGGATCGGCGATCAGTTCGAGGCGCTGGGGTCTCGCTCGGGCGAGGTGGCTGGCGCTGGGCGCGTGGGTCGCTTCGGTGGAGGGACGGGCACCGTCGAGGCCCCGTCGGCTGGCCGCGGCGTTCCGGGCAAGGCTGTCGGCGGCTCCTTCCTCCCGGGCGCTGTCTTGGTCGGCGAGAAAGGTCCGGAGGTGCGGTTCGAGGATCGGGCCGGGTTCATCGCGACCAACCGCCAGCTGCGCGGCATGGCCGATGCGGCGGACCGGATCCGGGGCGTGGCGATGCGGGGTGAGGGGGGTGGCGGCCGCGGCGGCTCGCCGACCATCCATCTCGGCGGCATCAGCATCAACGCCGCGCCCGGCATGTCGCCCGACGCGATTGCGGATATGGTGATGCGCCGGCTGCAGCAGAGCCTGCGCGGCGCGCTCTATGACGGGGGCTACTGATGTCCTCGGTGATGATGCGCCTCGGGCTCTACAAGTTCTCGTTGGGCACGGCTGCCTATCAGGAGCTCTCGCGCAGCACCAGCTACCGCTGGGCGCGGCAGGAGCGCATCAACACCAACGACGCCCTGCAGATGACCGGCCTCGGCGCCGAGACGATCCAGCTGCGCGGCGCCGTGTTCCCGGCCTTCAAGTCCGGCCTCGGCCAGCTCGACGACATGCGCAACCAGGCGCTCCTCGCCGTGCCGCTGCCGCTGATCGACGGGCGCGGCCGGGTGCACGGGCTGTGGGCCATCGAGGAGATCGGCGAGTCGCAGACCGTGTTCGCGGCCCAGGGCGCGCCGCGCAAGCAGGAGTTCGACATCAAGCTGACCCGATATGATGGAGGCCTTCGTGCGCTTCTACCATTCTAAGGACGGCGACACCGCCGACAGCATCGCCTGGGCGGTCTACGGCCGCCAGAATGACAAGGTCGTCGAGCAGCTGCTCGAGGCGAACCCGGGCCTTGCGGACCGAGGGCCGGTGCTGCCCGCGGGGCTGCGCCTGGTCATCCCCGACGCGCCGGCGCCCGCGACCGGCCGACAGGTGCGCCTATGGGGCTGATGGACTGGCGGGTCGCCGTCAAGGTCACGGTCAACGGCCAGGACGTGACCGGGATCTTCAGCGAGCGCCTCATGTCGATGACCATCACCGACACGGCCGGCATCCAGTCCGACACGCTCGACATCGTGCTGTCGGACAGTGACCCGCTCGCGCGCCTGGCGCTGCCTGCCACCGGCGCCGAGATTTCGGTCGCGCTGGGCTACGGGTATCTCGCGCAGCCGATCGGGATCTACGTGGTCGAGGAGATCGAGGTGGGCGGCCCGCCGGACTCGGTTTCGATCCGGGCCTATGCCAGCTCCTACGGCGAGACCGATGAGGGGCGCAGCGCGATCAATGACCAGAAGACCCGCAGCTGGCCCGAGAACACCACCGTCGCGGCGATGGTCGGCAAGATCGCCGGCGAGTCCGGCTTCGAGGCGGCCGTGTCGGCCGAGGCGGGCAAGATCAAGCTGCCGCACCAGGACCAGATCGACGAGAGCGACATCGCCCTGCTGAGCCGCGTGGCCCGCGACAACGGGCTGATCTTCAAGCCGGGCGGCGGCAAGCTGGTCATGGTCAAGTCGGGCGAGAGCACCAGCGCCGGCGGCGAGCCGCTGCCGGTCGTGCAGCTGGGCCTCAAGCAGCTCAGCGCCTGGCGCATGGCCGTGCGGAGGCCCGACGTGGCCAAGAAGGTGGTGACCAAGTACCGCGACCTCGAGGCGGCCGAGACGATCGAGGTGACGGTGACGACGACGCCGGCCACCAGCCTCGCAGACGCATCGCAGGCGGGTGAGGACATCCTGTCGGGCAAGAGCGCGACATCCAAGGTCAAGCGCACATATCCCTCGCGCGCGGCGGCCGAGACGGCAGCCAAGGCGGCGGCCGAGGACGCGCAAAGAAAATCGCACCAGCTTTCCCTGCGCCTCCCGGGGCGCGCCGACCTGATGGCCGAGGGGCGGGTGCTGTTGCAAGGAGTTCGGCCCGGCGTCGACCGGGAGTGGCTGATACGTCAGGTCACCCACCAGGTCGAGCCGGGCTCCGGATGGTCATGCTCCGTGGAGGCGGAGCTGCCACCCGGGACGTGACGCGGCCGGTCTGGCCATCCCCGAATCCCTCGGATAGCTTCCGCAGGGACCTGAAAACTTGTGCCACAACTTGTAACACACTTTGCAGCACATGCGGGGCTAGAAGGCTATATAAATAAGGGCGGCGATAAGTCCGTGACGGACTTCGGCTCCGCCACTTGCCCTCGCGAAAGCGTTCTCCCGATCCGGCTGCGGCCGGATTTTTCCGTTGTTTTCGAGGGTTATGCGGGTGGGGCTGAGCACTGGCAGTGGTGCCGGGAGGCACGCAAGCGGTCTCTCATGGCCGATATTCTCCGGACCTGATGACTGCGCGGATTTGGTGAATTTCTTATAAGTCCTTGTAAGAGGGAAAGAAAATTTAGTCTTCGAAATTGCTTCGATTGGAGTCGCGTTTGCGCCTGCTGCGACTGGGTTCGAAAGCAGCGGTGAGCGAGAAGTTGGCATATTGTGCGCTCGGGGCAGCCGCTCAAGGCGCCGGATCGTCTCCGGCTTCAGCCCGCCATAGGCCAGTTCCTGGATGCAATAGGCGATACGGCTTTCAAGGTAGCGGCGGTTGAACGGCGGCGGCTCGCTGTCGAACAGGTCGCGCCACTGTTNCTTCAGGTCGGGCGTCGGCGTGNTCTTGAGCGNGGCCAGGCGCGCNGGGATGGGATCGGGCTTGTTCATGCATTTCTCCGGTGAGTTGGAGTTGCATGACGGCATTGGTCGGGCGGATAGTGTAGGCAACGTTCTCCAGTATCGTCAGATACTTCGCCCCNATCCCGCATCCGCAACCGAACCAGCCCGAGCGCCAGCAGGCCGCACAGCTCGGTGCGGCGCTCTGCGGGCGTCATCTGGTCGGGCGGCAGCGGATTGGGGCGTTTCATGCAGCCGACCGCTCCGCACGGCCAAGAACGGCAGCGGTGATCGCGCCGCGGTTCCAACGGAAGTTCAGATGGC